CGTTCGTGTTAATTCCAAGTCTCTCGATATAAAGCTTAGGCGTCTTAGCCTCTGCATCTGAGAAGACAACAATTCCTCCCGCCTGTTGCCAAGCCCTTGCAATCGTCCAGAATAAAAGTGACTTACCTACCATCTCCGGACCAAGAATTTCAATGGTCCGTCCACGCGGGACACCATCCCCGATTAGTAAATCAAAAGCATGAATACCAGTCCGGATGTACTTAGTATCCTGAGGATGGAGGTATCTTTGTACTAATTCCTTTAACTTATCTCCATTAGTCGGAGTATCCGCAGCAGTTTTGGGGTCTGTATTCTTTTTTACCATAATTGATAATCCACATAGCGAGACGGTCCCAATCAGTAAAGAATGGAATACCATGTTCCTTAGCAAACTTCTCTTCCTGATCGGCACCCTTGGACGTACCCGGGAGCCTAAACATCGCATCGCAACGCATAATCACTTGAAAATCGTACTCTAAGAACTGTTCCCATGTAGTTTCAGGATATACAAGGGCATAAATCATATCTAACATCGGAGTAAACGGGACTCCACCCATATCTATGATCTTTTTATGAGCATCAACACCGTTTCGTACATTAACGCAATAAGCGCCCATAGTGATAGGGCCAGCAATATAAATAAATGGTTTCTTAACCATTGGATTTCGCCGCCTTTTCATCAATTACCTTCTGAGTACAAAGAAGGTAACCCGCACAATCAACTAGATTATCGCGCTTATGCTTATTCACTTCACGCGCAATCTTAAGTAACGCCATGCATAGGCCCACCTGTTCCGGGGTTACTTCCATATTAAGAACTACACTCCATAACTTAGCAATTCGCGTAAAGTTAGTTAGCGCAGTCCCATACGTCTGATCTCGTTCACCATTAACAAGCCTATGCGCCTCTTGACAAATAGACTCTTCTACAACCTTAGGAGCTTCTCTATGAATATCCATGGATATATCAGTGGGAAATACGGGAACATCAGGTTTCTCTGGACGAGCCACAGGTATTTCCTTACAATTAGGGCCGAATACTAGCGGTCCTATTGGTTTCAAGAAATCCAAGTCTGAAAATCCAGTATCCATTACTTATTGCCCTTCCGCGCCTTCAAACGATCAATAGCGGACATAGTTGACGGTGGCTGAGTGGATTCTACAGGCTTCTGAACCTGAGGAGCAATGCTCTTCGGAGCCTCAAAAGTCTCCGTTACCGTCTTAGGCTCTTCCTTCTTAGCAGCAGGAGCGCCGAACTCTTCCTTAGGAGCGGCTGACTTAGTTTCAACCGAAGGGGCAGGAGCCTCAGCAGCGCCCTTAAACGTGCCGTCTAACATTCCCACCATTTCTTCGTAGGTATACTCATCCGCAGCTACAAACTCATCTAGATTATGAATTTGCTGAGAAACAGCTTCCCAATTAGGTACAGCAGATGGATTATTGGCAGCCTGAACCGTGTAAGAAGTCTGAGTGGGATCGGCAGGAACTTCCTTCTTAATTAGAAGCGTCCGACCAGTCTCAGGAGAAGTGATATCTCCTACGCCGAACTCATCTGCCGAATTCTCATCATTACCGCCCGGATCCATGATGTTAATAATCTGCTCTTCTACAGTCTGACCGAATGACAAGATATAAACCTTACCATCATTCTTGTCTAGATTAAGAACATTGCAGAAGAAACGATCCTTAGCGCGGATCCTCTTGGCCTCCTTCTTATCGTCCTCGCTATCTGACTTAAATAGTTCTTCATTATATTCACAAATAGGGCAAGGCTTATTGAAGGTCTTCTTCGGGCATAGGACCGATTCCTTCTCTAGTACACCGAAATGATAAGCGGCAAACTTACGCCAATCCTCAGAACCGACCCAAGGCGGCATGACTCGACGCTTATTATCTCCGGGGTTAAGCTGATCGAAATGCTTACCCTTCTTGCGCTCTTCTTCTTGTTTGGCAATCGCTTGACGACGCTTACGTACTAATTGCATATTTAATGGCATATATTTTATCCTTTAATATTATCCGGATTGAATGAATTTAGTTCAGCGCGAAGATTTGCGCCTAGCGTAACTAACATATCCTTACGCTGGATAAAAGCATTGCGAATTGAATAACACATATTCAACTCGGCCTCAGCATCTTGTAAAAAGCCCTTGACTTTTAATACTTCAGGATCGGAGTCTACCTGAGCCTTGATTTTCGCCTCCGTCGTCTTCTCTCCCTCAGACGCTCTCCGATAAGATAGCTCTGTGTTAGCTAGAAGGTGCTTTAAGTGATTAGAAATATGGTCCCTCTTCGCCGTTAATCTACTACAGAGACTATCAAACCAAAGAAATTTTACAGACTGTTCCGATAGATCCTTACTCATGCTATCGGTCATTTGTACAACGTCGGGGATTCGATATGTATATGTTGATTTTTCGTCGGGGTGAAAGGTAACTAGTATTGATTCTTCCATAATTGATTTGTCCTACATATTATATAACACTCCTTAAATATAAGAATCGTAAAATTCGCTTTACAACGTAAAATTAATTTTACACAAACTGCATGATACATCTACTAAATTCAGCGCAAGCATTTCTTAGTAGACTTTCCTGTTCTGGATGATAGAACAGACTGCCCGGAGTGATACCGAATGTTGTCCAACAATTATATTTATTATTCCACTCAGTACTACCATTTGCGGCCATAATACCCTTTTCACGGCCTGTAAAGAACCCGAACGGTCCATTACCCAAACTTAGTACGAATTTCGGTCTGAGAGCTTTGAGATAACGTCCTAGCCACTCACAATCCTGTATCTGCTCGAAAGTAGGCTTCTTACCCTCAGGAGGACGACAACTTACAACATGAACCTTACAAACAGCCTTTTTGTCAATATCGTATTCTGACAATATATCCCAAAGCTTCTCATAACCCTTGCCGCTAATGGCTTGATTAAACTTATCTTCTGTCCAGCCCGGAGCCTCTCCCACTACCATTATATCCGTCTGACCTACAGCCATAGGAACGGGAGAATTACAAGACTTTCTAAGATCGCATTTATTACAAGCTCTATTATCTTCCTTCATCTTAACAAAATTAGCATCTGGAATATGTACAAGAGAAGCACCTGTATTCGGTAAATCGCATCTCTCAGCCTGAAGTCTGGAGAAGTGTTGTCCTGAGGGAGAAACTAGAGAGAACTCATCATCTATATTCTTTTCTAAAGTAAGTCCCGTAATCTCTGCAATCTTGGCAAGAGTAGTCCCGTCATCAATGCTAATTGAATTAAACTTAAGTAGTGCCTCTCGCTGCTCTGCTATAAACTCCGGGCCAACGGGAATCATCTTGGGATCCTTGATATAATCCTCAAGCTCCTGCTTTGCTTTCTTAGTCTTCTTGGTTAACTTCTCCCAGAATATGTCAAATTCATTCACAGCCTTTGGTAAATACTCATCTGGACATTCATCAAATGCGCCACAGTACACCAAGGATTTGACAACACGCTTATCAAGCGAGGAATCGGGTTGACGACGCTCAAGGAAATCCTTGAGATTTTTGACTCTACCCGCAGCCTTCATCTTGGCAATTTCAGATTGAGCGATATCACCTACGAATACTACATCCTTCAATCCTACACGTAGAGCGTTCTTATCTACGGACCAGATAACTTCTGACTTATTAATATCGGGGGTCTTGATGGTAATACCTAAGCGCTTCGCCTCTCTCAGCGCCATATCAATATTTTTCTCGCCAGTCTTCTTATCTTCTTTATCCACGGATCCATAATTAAGATAAGCGCATAACCACTCTACAGGATAATGAGCCTTGAGATAAGCTGTCCAGTAAGCAAGCATTCCGTAGCCGATAGAGTGTGATTTATTAAATACGTATACTCCGAAAAATACAAGCTGCTTCCAAAGGTTTCTCGCGGTGTCCTCGTCTAGTGTTCCCTTCTTCAAACAGCCCTGTACAAACGGCTCTTCAATAGCTGCAATCTTATCAAGACCCAGCTTCTTAGAAATATCCTTACGCACCTTATCAGCAGCCGTCCAAGTAAACCCTGCTAGCTCCGTAAGGAGTAGCATGATTTGTTCCTGATAAATGACATAACCGTAAGTTTCTTCGGTAATCTTCTTGTATTCTGGACTGAAGTAAAGAGGCTCTTGTAATCCTAATTTACAATTCTTATATCCTTCTGTCATTCCTGCCGCAATAGGCCCCGGTTTCCAGAGAGCCAAGATTGCAGCCATATGACGGAAATTATCCGGTTTCAACTCTTTACAATATTTAGTATAACCCGGAGTGGAAAGATGGAAGAGAGTTGCTGTCTCTCCCTTATAAATCATGTCAAAAGTTTTCTTATCGTCCATTGGAATTGCCGTCATATCCAATGAAACATTATGATTCCGTTTTACAAGATCTAAACATTCAGCAATAGCTGAGAGCGTGGAAAGTCCTAGAAGGTCTAACTTAATGAAACCCATGTATTCCAAATCCGGACCAGACCAATTTACGGTTGACTGTCCATTTCGGTCTGCCAGATAGCAGCGAGAAGAATTAACTAGAGGTTCCTGTGAAATAACATATCCTGAAGCATGAACACCGTAAGATTTTGCCAGTCCTTCTAATTGCTGAGCGTATTTTACCACCTTGGGATATTTTTCAGCAAATTCCTTTGCACCGGGAATATCAGCTTCCAATGTTAACTTAATTAGTTCTTCCGCTCCTTCCTCGCCATCATACTTATGAATAATGGATTTGCTCATCTTATCGGCTTCGATAAGTGGAACCTCATAATAACGGGACACGTCTCGAATTGCCGCACGTCCCATGAGCCTTCCAAACGTAGAGACGTGTCCTACACGATCCTCCCCGTACTTCTGACGTAGATAATGCTCTACTAGATGTCTATTCCGACTATCAATATCAATATCAATATCGGGATAGTCACTTCGGCCCGGAGCTAGAAATCGCTCAAAAAATAGGCCATACTTAATGGGATCTAGGTTTGTGATCCCTAAACAGTGTGCCACAAGGGAGCCGCCAACCGAACCTCGCGCTGGGCCGATAAATACTCCGTTAGACTTTGCCCATTTGATAACATCTTGTACCATGAGAAAATATCGGACAAACTTTCTCTCTCTGATAACTTTAATCTCTTTATCCAATCTAGAGAAATATTCATCAGTGTTAGGCAATTGGAGAGTATCAAAGCCTGATACAATAAGCTCCTCAAATCTTGCCAATTCTTCTTCATCATTTTTCGTACCAAGTACGTTAGGTAATTGGACTGGCGTAGATTTAAGCTCGTGGACTGTCTTCTCTGCAATTTCTTTAGTATTGATGATGAGCGAGCGGATTGTTTCTTCATCCAACGATAGTTTTTTGTACGCATCATATATTTGTTCAATGGTATGGATATGACTACAGTGAGTCTCGAATTTCCACTTCTGGTTATTGACCGTCGTAGCAGAACCTTGCTGAAGCCCAATGACTACGTTATGGAAATCTCCATCCTCTTTACATAGATAATGGACATCGCATGTAGCAATCGGTTTAATACCAAAAGTTTCTACAGCCTGTAGAGCGTTGGCGTTAATAGACTTCTGCTTATCCCAATCATAAATAGGCATCGTCTCAGCATATAGGTCAGACTTAAAGGCATCATAATAATCCCCTAGAAGATCAATGCCTTTCTCAGCATTCCAAAATGGACTACTGGCGCATCCCGTGGCAATGATAATATTCCCAGCCCATCCGTTCTTTAATGGATAATCCATTGGAAGGAACGGACGCTTCATAATACCCCATTTACCAATCCCCTCAGAATACGCATAGCCGCAAGCCTGAATCAGCTTCTTCTGTCCCTCTTCTGTTTTTGCAATTGCTGTAAGATGTAGATTCCTTGGCCGTCCTGTCTTTCTATCCTCCCAATCCTCAACCATGTACAATTCGATTCCGTACAAAGGTTGAATACCGAACTTCTTACAAGCCTGAGTATGCTCTACCCATCCGTCAATAGTCCCGTGATCCGTAATAGAAAGATATTTACGCCCAAGCTTTGCGGTATAATCGGCTATTTTCTCCGGATTGGCAGTACCATCAAGCATGGAGAAACTTGAGTGTACATGAATATCTGTAAAATCCGAATTATCCATAAATAATAATTCCCCGGGGTATTGCTACCCCGGGGCGAGAAAGGAGGACTCTATGGCACACCCTGTCATCAGGTGTCCGGAAAGGAACTTTATGAACGCTTCCACCGACCGCGAGAAACCTTAACCAGTCGTCCCTCAGACATCATAGTATAAACAACCAGCCGACAATTACGTAGAGCCGTCTTAGGATCTTCGCCGATCTTGAGGCACTCTTCCGTATAAGTATTCACTACATCCTTAATACTAAACTCGCCTTCCATCTTGTTAATGATGGTCTGAGCAAGCGCACATAGAGAACCCGGGCGGAACGTCTTGAACTTAGGAGCCTCTACAGGATTCGTTTCCGTCGTCAGACCATTCGTAGCATTTTCCATATTTATTTCCTTTATATTATTTTCCATTAATCCACTACTTAGTATAACACTTGACGATTTACAAAAAAGCGAATTTGTTACAAACTTACCCCATTGAGTTGCCATTGCTTCACCAATACCGGGATAGGATCTAGAGCGATCTTTCTTCCTATTTTTGCTATCGGGATGAAGAAGTATCTTCTGATCTCTTCCCGGTACAATAGAAGTAGGAATAAGTTTGGGAAGATTCTTGAGCCATAAGCATGTCCGCTTCATCTCCCCGTGACCGAACTGATATGGCTGAATTACTTGATCTGGTTTCCTGTATGCTGTAGATATGACGGATACAGGATTCTCCAAACAAATAAACCCAATAGGAGCGTTCGCCAACTTCAGAAAGAATTCTATCGCCGCTTTCTGCTCATTCTGCCTTCCCGCAAAATAGCGCGCCCCACATACAGCAAGGTAAGTGCAAGGGGGATGAAATATCCCAAGATCCCAACCGCCCATAGCAATAACATCTAGTACGTCTCCTATAATATGCTGGCCGGGAATCTCTGTATCAATTAAATCACAAGACCAAGCATCATATCCGGCGCGTTTGAATGCTTCTCTTATAACCCCAGAAAATTCGCAACCTATAAGGACACGAATACTAGTCAGTCAGAAACTCTTTAGTCTCTTTGAAAGCTTCCTTGATACCCTTCGAAACATTCCCGCGCCGGGAGGGATCGAGACTATCAAGTATCGCCTGTCCAGATTCCGGAGAAACATGGTTCAAAACATTCATTATGCCAACCTTATAGGATTCATCATTCTGCTCATCGCGCTCAAGGAATGACGAATAATCCTTACCGGATTCAGAATCCATCTTCTTATCGAGACTAGAAATCTTGACGCGATTACGCGCCCGCTTCTTAGTGATAAGATTAGCAATAAAGTGGAAAACCGAAGTGTGGAAAACCTTAGTAAACTCTTCCGAAGGTATGGTTCCGAATTCCTTATGGACATCAACCAGTAGCATGAAAAGATCCTGATAAATGTCATCAGCATCGAAATATCCATGAACCTGTCTCGCCGCCTTATACGCCGCGCCCTTCATATAGGGATCATACTTCACAAGAGCCTCGTTCAGCGTACCAGCGTTGTCCATAGCTTTCCCTTTCTCAAAATCGTCCATCATCATCGTACTCATAATATAATAACGCATCTCTTTCTAAAAAGTCGTAAAATTCTTTTTTTTCTTGTAAAATTGTTAAGATTCTTTTTTAATTAAATTTAGTATTGTTAGTAATCTATATGGTATCCAAGACCTTAGGAGTAAGACATATGCTCAAATGG